ATGCATTCTCCATTTTCACAGGACATAATAATTACTAATTTTTTAACAGATATACCCGTTAATTCATATAACATACAACCGTATGCCATACACTGGACGAAGTAATGTTCGATCCAGTCTCTTGGTTTTGGTTTCTTAGAAGTTTTAAAATCTATTATCGCTAACTCGTCTTCGTATTCTGCAATACAATCGACTGTTCCAGCAATTCCTAATTGCTTACTGTAGAGAGAACCCTCTAAAGCGTAAATATTATTTATATTACTAATTTTTTCTTTCGCTACATTGAACAAAAAATTAGATATTGGAGGAACTTTTGGAAGTTTCTCATCATTTAACAAATGATGTTCAGTTAATGTGTGAAAGTCAGTTCCACGGGTGGTTGCTGCTTTAGTAATACGATTTGCTTCTTCATCACCTACCTTCTTTCGCCATTTAACAAAAATTTCTTTATTAAAATGACTAGTGACGGAAGTGATTGAAACTAATTTAATTAATTCTTCTTCATCAGGAACAGAGTAATATCGAACACCATCAATAGTTTCTCTTGAAAGTTTAGGAAGATTTAGTTCTACATGATTAAACATTAAAGACCAATTTCAAGTTTTGCAATAATATACTCTTTGACAAGTCCAGAACGAACTATATCATCAATACTAAACTCTATTATATCAAAAGATGGCATTTTACGCAATATGTTCAGAAAATCATGTATGCCATTCCTGTCATTAGTTTTTACCAAATCAGTTTGACTTGCATCTCCACAGAATATAATACGACTATTTTCACCAACACGAGTAATTATTGAGTCCAATTCATGAAAATTCAGATTCTGAAACTCATCAACAATTACTATCGCATTATCCAAAGTAGTGCCTCTTATAAAAGAGGTGCTCCAAAATTTAATAGTCTCTTGTGCCTTTAAATTGCCATATAACATCTCAAAGTCAGCATCAGTTGGCATTTGGAACATATATTTTACCATATTTTTATATGGAATTTGGTAAATATCTGCTTTATCCTCATGATCACCTGGTAAAAAACCAATCTCACGAGTAGACACTAAAGAACGCACAAGATAAATTCTTTCATATGGTGTCGTCTCATCTAAAACATCTGCAAGAGCATTATATAAAGAAATAAATGTTTTTCCTGTACCTGCTGTACCATATGCTACAAGGTGTTTATCTTCAGCATAAGAATCAAAAAGTTTCTTTTGATTATCTGTGATAGGTTCAATATCAAGAAGGTAACTATTTCCAATCGGTTTTTTTCTCTTCATTTGTTTCGTGGTTAAACCGATACCTATGGGTTGATCCCCATTAGTTTTCTTTTTTCTTGGCATTTGATTAAAGTGTCTTTACTCTAGAACCTGGTGATTTTTGTGCCTTTCTAAGGACATCATTCCAACCTGGTGCTTTTTTTCTTAACTTATCTTTCCACTCCCCAACTTCACCAACGCCTGGCATTGTAGAAGGATCGGAATAATCCCTAGACCAATCAGGATTGTCTGATTTCCACTGATCCCATTCTGTGACACTCATCACAACTTCTTTCTGTTCACCAGTTTTTGTATTTACTACAGGATAGGTTGCCATATAATTATAAAGTTATGTGTACTATTTAGACCCATT